CATTGCTTCTGTAGAGCGTTGCAGGAACATTATCTGAGCCTCTACGCGGGTTTTATGATAGGTTCCATAGAAAAGACCATCACTATATACAGAGGCTTTCCAAGTCACAAATGGCATTCCATGATCTTCGCTGCGCTTACACAAAACAATCTGCCTTCCCTCACTATACGAAAACAGGCATTCAAGTTTTGCGCCAACATATTCCAGTTTCTCTACTAAATTCTTTGCCATTTTCTTGTCTCCTGTACGCCTGATTGCGTAGCTAGATATAAGCATAATTCCACATATAACGCAAGAAAAAACCCGCCAAAATGACGGGTTTTCTCCAACTATTTACGCAACTTTACTGAAAGTCAAACCCCGTTCCGCCGTTTTCCTTCTTGCCTTCCAGCGCGGCCTTGAACTTGCCGAGAACGGAACCTACAGCACCGTCAAGGGCCTTTTCAATCTGGCCGATTTGTTCGACTGAATATTCATAGCCCGAACGGTTTGACAGATTGCCGATAAGCAGAACCTTGGCAATCGCGGTTGATACGCGCTTTTTGGCGAGGGTAACAAACTTGGTTGCCTTGGCAGCTTGCTTTGCGGCCTTGTCTTTGGCCTGTTCCTCAACCGACTTAACGATTGTCCCGCCGCCCGCCGTCTTGTTTCCTTTAGCCATTTTAGTCTCCTGTAATCGCGCTTGATTGCGCCTCTTTATATTGCATCTTTTCCCGTCAAACGCAAGTGCAATCTGTAAAATAAGCAAAGAAAAACCCGCGAATTGCGGGTTAGTTTGCTAGTCCAATGGGGAGGGCCTAGGGTTTCATGGATTGGGACGCGGCACGGATTTTGCGGAACCAATTTACATAATCGCCATGTTGCACGGCGCATTGTTTACCCCATGTCCGATTTGCCTCTAGGTTTATTAGGTCCGGTTGTCCTGCAATCACGCCGGGGTCTGGAATGTTGCGGGCAAGATTGAGAGGCAAAGCGGGAATAGGTTTACCCGCGTATTGGATTGTCGGTAAATCATCTTTTTTATTACTGCAACCGTTTAGCATCGGCATTGCTAGTAAGGCAAAGATTAGAACGGGCGCGTATTTCATTTTGATATTTCAGCCTTTCCCCAAAAATAATTTGTTCTTGCTTATCCGCGTTTGCGGCAAGTGTTTCATTTTCTTTTTCAATTTGATCATAGAAGATTTGCAGCGTTTCCATGCGCTTATTTATTTTTTCGTTTGCGGACGCAATATCTTTTTTAATAACATCAATTCGCTTTTCGCAAACAACGGTTGCGCGGTCATATCCAAAGCCATAGGATTTCCAACCGACTAGAATATTGCTACCGACAAGTGCGGCAACTCCACCGATTAAAAGATATTTGTTAAGGCCAAACATTTAGAGAGTACCTTTTAAACACATATCACGCTCTGCAATTCGGCGTTTGGTAAGACCGGGCCAGACAATTCCGCCCGCTTTATTCCATTGCATGAAGGCATTACATGCCGCGCTAGTTTTTCCTTCTCGCATCAATCTAGCGGCGGTTGACTGGCAAGTTCTTTGCGCGCCGATATTCCAAGCAAGTGAAACGAAAGCAATGAAGCGGCCATCGGGCAAATTCGGCAAACAACTTTCAATGGGAATTGCATAATCTTCTAGGCGCGTTTGCAACATGAATTTGCATTGTGCAAGGGAATATCTATCTCCCGATTTTACTCCTTGAGTTTCCCCGGCGCAAACTGTCCAAACTCCCACAACGTCTTTATATGCAACCGTCCGCATACCTTCAAAGGAAATTATGATAGCGGTACAAGCTGCTGCAACAATACCACCGTTTTTAAGTCTGCTTGCTTTCATTTTACACGGTTCAGATGTGAAGGGGTTTTCTTTTTTTTTTCACGAAATGATTTTTTAAGATCAAAGCGCAATTCTGCAACATCGCCTTTAAGTGATTTAATTCCCCTGTCCATACTCATAAACATTCGATATGCTTTTCTGAAAAAGTAGATTGCCGGGAATAGAAACATAGTTGCAATCAATTGAACGATTTGCAACCATCCAATTATTTCGTCGGTTGTCACAATGCACCCTTAACCTTTGATACTATGTTGATTGCTTGCGGCTGTTTAAACATGGCAAGCCCCACGGCAACAAAAATAAATCCGAGAATGACAATTGCAACGCGGGATAGATAGCCTTCAATGGTTCCGAGAATGTCTATTGAGGGTGTCACGTTTCCGCTTGGAGTTACGTTCGCGGGCAAATCTTCTTTGGCGCTGAATACTGACGTTTGTTCATCGCTTCCGCCAATAACATACTTGAGCGCGTCGAATATTCCTTTTTCGGGAACTGCATCGGACGTAACGGGTGCGTTTGCTTTTACGGACGGGAATGATTGTGTGAATGTGCGGACGCCAAAATCCGGCAAGCCGGGGAGATAGAACGGATGGTCCGCATTCGGAGAGGCATTCGATTGTCCTGAAAGCGCGTGGAAAACACCGCCTTCCAGAACGCCTGAAATTAAATCGCCTTTTCCAAATGCGTTAATCATTGCTAGACCACCTTCAAGGGAACAACGGTTGCGCCTGTAGAGAGTTGCAAATCCGTTTTGAGTTTTTCCATAACTGCTTCTGCGCTTTCCGCCCAAATAATGTCATAGCCCGCGAATGCAAGGCCGATTGTCGGGAGCAAGTTTTCCAGCTTGTCGCATTCTTCTTTATTGAAAACGCGAATTGCGCCGCTCATGCCCGTTTTGGGATTTGCGAATTTGACCTGATACCAAGTTTCTTTAAGCATTTGTGTCTCCTGTAGATCATGTTCCGAGATTAGAACACGATTTTGTTTTTACCATTATTGAGAATGCGGGTCAAGCCGCCACGGGGTTGACTGCCAAGACTGGTAAAATATGACATAACGCTAGAGCCGGAAATTGGGCCTTGCCCCGGCATTGCCGGATTATAAGTTCCAAAGGCTTTTCGCAATCCAGTAAAGCGTGATTTTGGATTTGAGAAATGTTCAGGACGCGGTGCATTCATTACAGGGCCGCTTTCGTCTGTAGGGTGTACGAGAAAGCCGGGAATGTTTTGAAATTTCATGTTAGTTTCTCCTGATAAGAGCGAATGTAATTTGCTGATTAACCGCAACCGCAATCATAATTTGTTTCCAAACTTGACGGTGGCGGTTGCTCAAATGACTGTCCTAAAATCCCGCTTGCTGTTGCGGGAAGCACGTTTGCAACGGGCGGCGAAAATAGGAACGGTTGATTATATGTCATGTAATTTGCTTGACCGGAAGGGACAAGCAAATCAGGCGCGGCCAAATCATCGGCGGCGGTTATGTTATTGTTTTTCAAATCCGTGAAATGATACAGGAGCAAAGCGACAAGCCCCACAAATCCCACGGCTAGAATAATCCGCTCATCTTTTCCCATGTGAAACTCCGTTAGCCAAATATCTTAGAGAACAAGCCTTGCTTAGGCTTATTGATTTTTGCAACTGCCACTTGCGCGTTAATAGAGGCTTGCGCGATTGCAGCTTGTGACGCGATTTGCGCCGCGATAGACGAATATTGCGCGGCGGTTGCATCGGATTGCGCCTTGATTTGATCACCACTGATTTTAGCGGCAAGTGTATTTGCAAGATTTGTGCTTTCCGAATTAAGCGCAAGCTGCTGTGAACCTAGCGCGAGATTTGCAGCAATTTCCGCCAAGGATGATTTGCTTTGCAAGTCCGCAAGATATTTTGCGGTAGCATTTTCCGCTAATGCAACTTCTTTTTGCGCTCCTACGGCGGCAAGTTGTCCCTGCTGTTGCGCTTGGTATTGCGCGTATTGTGCAGCGGCATCGTCATTCACGCTTCCCGTTGTATAGCTTTCGCCACCGTCACCGGAACCGGAAAGCATAAATACGATTGCGACAACTGCCACGATTGCAGCGGTTGAGGCTATCGGGTGCGCTTTTACTAATTCAATTGGCCCTGCCATCTAAGCAACTCCCGCTGGCGCGATTGCATCAAACCCGATAAATGAACCGGGAAAAGGCAACGGCAATATAGTTTCCTGCTGGCGAGTAAACCCGCCCTGTTCCGCATTATATAGAGGTTGCGAAAACAATTGACCTTGCAAAATACCCGCGCCGCCGATTGTAGCATTTGCGAAACGGCGTTCCTCCTGCGCCCGCGCTGGTAAGGCAATGTTAATACGCCGCGCGTTCAATTTCAAAGGTCCACTCAAACTGTAAACGGGCAATTGATTTGACGAAAGCCAATAGCTTTCCGCGCCGCGATCATTTGGAATGCGTCCGCGCGTCCATTCCATGAAAAACACGGCGGGGTTCCGTGTAAGCGGTTCCGCCGTAATTTTCTTTTTGGTTCCCGCGAACGGATTGAATTGTGAAAGTTTCATTTTGGGTTATTCCCTATTATAATGAGTGTCCACTTTTAGAATGATGGGAAGCTATCAATATACGTGCCGCTTCCAGAGAAAACGCCCGCTCCAGTTTGATTGCTGCCAGTGATAGGCGAAACCGCCGCGCCGACTGCTTTTGCATATCCGCCAAAGATTGCGCCGATAACGCCGCTTGTGTTAGAGCGTTTGGAAACGAGTACGGCGAGAATTGCAACGCCCGTCAATCCTACAAGGATAGTAACAAGGCTTTCTGTAATCTGGTTCATGGTCTTTCCTTTCAGGGTTAAAATAGTCCAAATATTTTCGCCGCAACTTTGACAGTTGTGGAGAAATTCTTTTGAGCATTCCCGGCTTGCGCCGCGTTTGCCTGAATGCCAGATTGTACGGACTGCCGCAAATCGTCTACATATTCCGCGCTATGATCAAGCGCCGCGACTTGTGAGGTTGCCGGATTTTCCGCCACCTTGGTATTTGCAGCGGTATGAAGCGGACCTTTAGCAATTGCATCCGAGAATTTATCAAAGACGCCACCATTCTTTAAAATGAATGATATAATAATGAGCGTCATAAATGAGCGGGATAGCGGGCGCAATGCTTCGATATAACCGAGTGAACCCATAGCGCCTATGGCAATCATCCAAGTTGTGAAATTCTGTGGACCTGTAAAATCGGAAACGATTTGTTGCCCGAATGCTGCGTGAGTATTTCGCGCTCCCGTGACAATCATTAGCAGTCCGATAAGAACAAGGGCGAAAGGCATTTACTTTTTATCCTTTGGAGGTTCTGTTTTTTCGCTAGCGCAGTTGCTGTCGCGTTCAGGAACAATCGCTTTCACGCCGAAAGATGAAACACCTTCAAGCATGGATTGACGCATAATTTTTGTAATGTTTTCGTTCATATCAGAAACCCCATATAAGTCCGTAGTTCCCCACGGGCTGTAATAAAGACAATGAAGCCAATAAAGAGAAAAGCGAATATCACATTAGACTGTTGCATTTGTTTTCCTCTCTTTAGAATATGGGAACCGGGTGGAATAGAACCCTGCCCGGTTCCCGCTGTCTTGGTTTTACGATACGCCGATTTTAGCGGCAAGGCCGGGGAATTTCACGCCAAGAAAATAACCTACGGCGAGAATAATAACGATTGTGACAATATTGGGCATGTTATGTGGCCTCCTTAATGTGCCTGAAAATCATGTGCCATACGGCAAGCAAAACGATAATAAGACCGAGAAAGAAAAACCAGTCTTTCCAGTCCATATCATCGGATTGATAGGGCCTTGCCATAAACTCTTTAAAATTTTGCCAAAACATTTGAACCTCCTGTGAATTAGCGGGACACTCGGATTAAATCCGAGTGCCGCCGCGTTATCACGTTATCCGGTTAATATTTCGCCGGGGAAGAAGCGTTCAAGACGTTGTTTTGCAGCGCCAGCATTTCAAAGCCCACAAGAACCTGTGACGTTGCCGCCTGGACTTGTGAAGGATTGAGGACAAGCAACTGATTGCCGAATTGGTCCGTGTTAATCGGGCGCGTCCTATGATCAAAATAATAAACGGAACGGGCCGCAACTGCGGGGTAATCATCGGCAATAATCGTGCGCGTCATAAATGAGGCCATGAACGGATCCCATTTAATAATGTTGGTGGAGTTCGCAACCTGAATTGCCCAATACGCAACGTCCGTTCCCGGCAATGAAGCGGAACCGAAATTGTCATAGACAACGGTTGTGGACATGAATGAGCGCCAATTTGAATAAGGAATAGAATTTTCCTGATTGACGGCCAAACCTACAAGCACGGTGTTAATGCACATATAGGCGTAGGACATGTCGATGAGCGGCAAAATAGGTTGTCCGCTGTTAGGGTCCATCGGAATTTGATCAAGATAATTCTGATAAACCGTTACTGTGAAAAGCGTGATCACGCCAATTGCAGCCGTAGACGAAAGATAAACGGCAAGTGTGGGATTTGTACCTGTTGCTGCAACAAGTGTAGGGTTGACCGTCATTTGCAATGTGACGTTTGCGCCAGTTGTCGCCGCGTAAATTGCGCCGCGCAAATCCGTATCTGAATAAGAAACGGGGATTTCATAGAAGAAGCGCACCGCCTGAGTTGTCGTGATAGGTGAAGGTGCAACGGCAACCGCATAATTTGAACCCATAAGAACAGGACTGTCATTCGTGAATGCGGCGGCGATTGCTTGACGGCGGCGGGCTGTTGCCAAGAATGTCATGTGCCAGCCTGTCGAATTGATACGCTGAATATTATTCAAATCCGTAAGGATGAAATTTGAAAAGATATTCGCGGGGCCAAAAGCCGTGCGCGTATGGTTTTCGGCGGCGGTCTGCGTGAGGGAAAAAGAAACCTCAACAATGAAACGCTTGATCAAGCCGACATTCTTTGCCTGAAAATTCAGGACTTGGCCGCGCGGTTCACCAATTGGCGTTTGAGCGGGGAGGGCTTGCCACATATCAATTGAGCGTTCCAAAACGAATTGGCGGGCGCGCAAATTGTCTGCAATAGGATTGCGGGGTGCTGCTTGGGGTTTTGCCATTGTAGTCTATTCCTCTGTTGCTGCGGGTGGAGTTGTTACGATGAATGCCAGCCCCGCGATAGCTAATGCAATCATCAAATAAACGATAACCCAATTAACCGGGTTCGACATAAGCGTCCAGTTAATCGGGATAGAGCCTTTTAGTTTTTCAAACATTTACGCCTCCGAATTGGCGGCGTAGGATTTGAAGCCCGAAACAACGAAACCAACAACCGTCATTCCAAGCGCAAACATCAACACAACGGAAATTGTGTTAATGAAATTGATAGGCAAATAAACTTTTTCCATTTTAGATATTCCTCTTTTTAGGTGTTAGTCTTTCGTGAATGACGTTTAGAATTTCCTCATCGCCGGGAACGGGTCCAAACTTCGTAACAGCGTCCCGCGCAACATCATACCAGTGTGAATGAAACGCCGGGAGCGGTAAATCAAGATCAATTCTTTTCTTTGGCGCGTATGATTGCGCCGTTTTCCTGTCGTCGTCTGAATTGAGTTGGAAGATTGCGAAAAAATCCGCTTCCGTAAATACAAATCGTGAAATTTGGGAAGGACGTTGCGAAACTGTGATAACGGGAACGTGTTTTGAGCGGCCTTGCGTAAGAACGGTTCGCAACGCGCGTGATTGAGCGCGGATAGAATATCCCTCGTCAATATACATTCCACATTTTTCGCGGTCGAGAACATTAAGGAACCAACTGTCTAAATTCGCGTCATGGTTTTCGTAACGCACATCCGGCGAAAGTAAATAAAGACCGGGTTCCCTTGGAATATCCTTATAGCCTATTTCCTTAATCCGGTCAATACTTTGAAACAAACCTTCTTGTTTATGATCAATGATTACATACGGAATTTTATCAAACGGGGAACGGGATAATAGCCAAAGGCCAAAGCGAGATTTCCCGCTCCCTGTACGTCCGAAAATTGCTGTTCGGTGCGAAACACCGGGCAATCGTATATCAGTTTCATCGCTCATGTTTTATTGCGGCCAAACTCCACCGGGTTGAAAATCATCCGGTACTTTACCGGAAAATTCTTCCACAATTTCCGCATTTGATTTCTTTACAGGCGCGGCGGGGGACGTAGGATTAGCGGCGCGTTCTTCCCGCTTGCGATAGCGAATTGCCGCAAGACGTGAACCGTAAACAGTTCCGCAAACCATCATAAGGCTAATCCAGTCCGTTGTTTTTGCGGCAATTTGCACATCATAATGACGGGAAACATTCGCGGTAGCTTCTGCAAGCATCATTGCTTCACTTGCATCAAGCGCCCATTCCTGCGTTTTCGTAAGCATTGCCAACATTGCATGGCCTTGCAAAAGAATTGTTGCAATTCCGTCTACAGAAAGCGTTTGCGCGCTTTGACTATTGCGGGAACCGGGCTTTCTACCACGGCGTTTTCTGACAGGTTCCCCGGCAATGTTGCTGCTATCGTTTCCGCTGTTTCCGCTAGTTCCGAGACTGGCGGGGTCAGTGAAACTAAAGGCGCGGGGGCTGTCTGTTGCAGCGTTGCTGCCTGCAATGTCAGGCTTGCTGCTACTGCCGTTTTCAGTTCCGCCATTTCCGCCGTTAAGTTTTCCATCGTTCCCTTGATTAAAGAGAGGTTCCCTTGACATGCTGCTATCTCCTGTGAATTTGTTTCAATGCGCCGTCCTAATTCCGTATTCATTGCGGCTTCCGCAAGTTTACGGGCATTCTCTTGCGCTTCATCTATTCTTTCTTCTGCTGCGGCGACAACCGCCGTAACAGTTTCTTGTGCTTGCGCGTCCGCTGCTGTTACAACTTCCGCAACCGCTTCTCTAACTGTCTCCATTTTTATTCTCCAATACCAAAAGCCGCGCGGTTAAATCAGCAACATCGGCTTTTAGAATTTCAATATCCAACGCCATAAGTTGCGGCGAACGTGTTTCCAATTGCGGCAATTCTGGAAACATTTCAGGCTTATAACCGGGACGAAATTCATTCGCCCCGGTATTTGCCTTTTCAATTTGTTTAGGCAAGGACATTTTTACGCAGATACAAAATTTCAGCATCCGTCAAAGCCGGAACCTTTTCAGGGTCCATTTTTTCGGCGGCTGTAGGTTCTTTATTTTCATTCGTCTTGCTTAATTTCTTTGCTGACATTTTCGTTTTTCTCCTTAATGAGTTCGTCAAGTTTGCCTTCTATCCGTGCAATGCCCTGTTGCATAGCTAACATTGCATCGCCGAATTGTTTTATGTTGCCTAAAATCTCATCGGGATTTATCCCCATTGATTTCATCAACATTTGTGGACCTGTAAGCATTTTTCTGTCTCCTGTTAATTAAATGATGCTATAATAGTTGCTTGTGATGTAACGGCTTTAACTACACGAAACGATCTATCCGTTGTTTTTTGATACCCATGGGAACTTGAAAATGCCGCCGCGTTAATAACTTCTTGTTTTTGTATATAATTTTGAACGGTTGAGGATGGCGGAGTTGCGGGGCCGCTAACAGTGTTGCTTCCAGTAATAATTATTCCATTAGGAGGTCCAAGACAAGTAAGAGTACCAACCGCTACGCCGCTTTGACTATCATAAGGCAAAGCAGAATTTGCCAAATTATATGTGGAATAAATATCAATAGTTGATTGCAATACTGAAACGCTAAAAGTAATTATGATATTTGCCACGGTTCCTAGCGGGACAGCAAGTTTATAAAGAACAGTTGATTTGCCAGCGTTCAAAACTTCAATTAGCTTTGCAGCCGCAACGCCCCCGATAGTTAAAGCATTAATTGTAGGAGTAGCAACAGGCTGTTGATAGTTGACCATTAGAAAAATTACGCGGCTAGGCGCTGGCTCTCCTAATGGCATATTATTATATGTGTGAACTATTCCCGCCGCATGGGTTAATGGAAAATGGCCCTCTAAATAAATTGACTTCGCCGTATCAACTGGCAACGCGGGAACAACTGTATAGGCATTAACATGAACATTACTGAATTGATAAACCGTTGTCGGTATGTTGCCATCTTCAAAATTTGTAGCAAATAGTTGAACATTTAAACTATTAGTCCATACGGGCGCAAGACAAGTTGAATATGGCGGACAAACTACAACAAATTGCGTATCTGGAAAATACGCATAAACAGGAGTTGGCGAAAACGTATTATCAATATAACAGGAACGTACATAATCTAAAGGATTGTTAGGCCCAAGTGTACCTAAATTAACATCTATTGAAACAGGGGTTAAACTGTTTGCGCCATAGTTTGCCCATAAAATCGGAATTGTTACACAAGCAGGAGATTTCGCTAGAGGTGTGCAATCGGCAATTTGCTGCGCTTTCAATTGTATTCCTCCACCATAAATAAGCGGTTTCGGAATTGCCGATGCTATTAAAACACTCATTAAATATCGTTCCTATTCGCGTTTCATCAATTATTCTAAACTACGCCGGGAACATGAACACAATAGGGTTGCGGAACATTCAATAAAATAACAGGAATTTTGATTGCGGCGACAACCGCCGAAACCGAGAACGTGGCGCGGAAATGGCCGGGGATAATTACAGGGAACATTCCCATAGCGCCCGCTGGTATTCGCAAAGGCATTGGAACGCCGCCAAAGATAATATCAAGACGGCGGGCAGATTGTGAATTGTCAATCCATGCGGATTGAATGAAATTTATCATATCACTGTCTTGCTCGTCTACAAGGTCAATATCAATTGACGTTGCAGCGGAAAAATCCAAATCAATACGCAAAGCCTTTGGCCCGCCTTTGGGGGCAAGGCCGTTATAAATTGGAAAGCCTGAAAGGTTCATTTCGTTTTTCCTTTGCTAAAATTACAGGAGCGGTTGCGCGAATATTTCTACGCATATAGAATTGTTTTCCGGTCTTTGTTAATGTCGGTCCCTTTGAAATAACTTCCACAATTTGATCATTCAAAAGATCAAGCATTTTTGCCCAATCCAAAGCGCCACCGGGAGCGCCTTTCGACTTTACCTTAATCAGGTCATTTTGTCCAGCAGACAATCCGTTACTCCACTTGCGCCAAGCGTATAATTTCTTTCCCGCAACAATGACTTCATTAAATTCTTTTTCCAGTTTCCATGCGCCAAGTTTTGTTGGATGCAATTCCGTTTTATCAATTGATTTGCATATCAAGCTATCCGTATCACAGTAAACAGCGCCCGCCGAATTATGAATTGCCCGCATTAAAACGGCGCGTTGCGCTCCCGTTATGCTTGCTCCCATTCCCACATTGAAAAATCTCAAATGAGGAGTTGGCTTTTCCCAAATATCAAATTCATTGCATCGGTGCGCGGGCAAAATACTTTTTTCATACCCCTTTGGCGGCGGTTCGCCATGCGCTGTTATATAACTCTCTTTATATTTGCGAGGGTTTTGTGCGGACTTGCCAAAACCATTATTCAATAATAGTTTTATAAAAATGCTTTCCTTGGTAAGATTATCAAATTCCAATCCGCTGATAATTCCGGCAACGTCCAGTTCATCAAGCCGCGTCTTTACACCTTGCCGCTTTTCGTATCGCGGGATAACAAATTTATCAAAAGTTGTAAACTCATCACAATCCACATATTGGTGAATTTTAATTTCATCTATCAATCCCAATTCAACCGCCGTGCGAAATTCCCAAATGGTAGTTTTAAATCTGCCATAGGGAATGATTGCGCTTGTCTCCCCGTTCCCGGTTCTGGAAACTAACGCGCCATGATTGCGGCAAGTCAAATCTATAAAGCAGGTGTTTTCGTTAATACCGCCCTTGCGCCTCCATTCATAATGATTTCCTATCGGGTGTTTCTGATATGCCATAACAGCGGGATATGCTGAATTAAGATCAATCAATTTATAATCCCCTTTGAAATGCCCGCGCCCTGCCAAACATTCAACCCGCCCGCCATAAAAATACTCCCTTAAAATTCCGTCCGTATTTTCCCCAATGCTTTTTATTTTGTAGTCTTTCTTAATCTCTGCCCATGCCGCTTGTCCGATGGATATTTTGAAACCAAATTCTGAAATGAACGAGCGCACAATATCAAATAGATAAATACAATCATTAATCATGTAGCCGCAAATTTCATTCTTCTTTTTCTCCCGGTTCTTTTTCGTCAGACTTTCATAATCGAAAACGTCCTTTTTATAGTTTGCCAGTTTTTCAGGAATGATATGAAAGCTATCCCGCAATTCGTGCCGCCCAATCTTGGCAGACATAATGCCCCGGCCCTTGAAAGAGATTTTCCCTATCAAGTGTTTTACAAGAAACATAAAGTCAAACTTGCCGCCATTGTGCGCGTATATAATAAATGAACCGTCAAGCCGTTCTAGGGCTTGAAGCAATTCTAAAATGAACGTGGCGAAATTGCTATTCCATATAACAACGGGTTCAAATTGATCACTATATAAACAAGCTGCAAAGGGATAAATCTTTTCATCCGGCTTTTGATTGTTGAAAGGGTCCGTTTCAAAATCCAATACGGCAACATGCTCTAATTTTTCGGCTTGCTTCTTTGCTTGCCGCTTGGCACATTCTTCTTTATTGGATTGAATTTTTTCAGGAGATAGGCGCGGACGCCCACGCAATTCCGGTAGCTCTATAATCCGGCAACGCAGAAATGTTGCCATGATTAAATTTCCTCGTCAAATTCGCTATCTTCCCCCGTTTCCATTTCCTCTACAAGTACGTGCTTTTTCCATTCTTTATATACATGATGCTTTGAACCCTTGGGTGGGTGTTCATAGGGATACATGAAACTTTCCAAATCGGCGTAGGTATCGAAAGAGCGGAAGCCGCCGCCAATTGGGATAGTGTATTTATATCTCTTACCCTTGGGCAGACGATGAATATTATCCGCCGTGACAGGCGTGTAAATGCGCTTAAACTTTTTCCCATATAATTCCACATCGCCTTTAATCTCCCCTGTTTTCTTGCTGTAGCGCGGACGCTTTGCGCCCTTTTCCAATTCAATAATCACGTTCCGGCCCTTGGTATCAAAGCCGCTTTTAAATATCTCAGTATCTTTACGCCGGGGAACCTTTACAGCTACAGCTTCCCCGGTAAAGATTTTTGCAAATCTCTTTTCAACTTGTTCCCTCATATAGCGTGTGGATTTTTGTTTGCGGGCGTCAATCCTCTTTGACACAAGGCCCAATGATTTTAATTTGGCCACGCGCGAGCGGAACGTTTTTAATTGACTACCACGTAAAATTTTGCTAGGCATGATGCAAGGCAACTCCTATTGCCGATTAGACCGGGTAGAGCGGACTTGGAAATACGCTCCCCGGTCTTTCTCTATAACACGTTAGAAAAAGTTACGCAAGTATCTTGACAAATCAGGCGAAACGTGCATTGGTATTTTCGCGGAAACGGGGTGTCTCCTGCCTTTCGCCAATATCCGCCGCGCATGGGTTCCCAAATCAGCGCGGCGGATTGCGTTTAAGCGTGTCCATATTTTTTAACTTTGCGAATACGTCTAACCCGTGCAACTTCATCCAAACGATTTACAGGATTTGCACGAAACCATATAGACGTTACCGCGCTGCGTGTTATCCCAAAATGGTCCGCGATTTGTTGAGATGTTTTCTTACCCTTCAATTCAATGACAGCATTTCGCAGAGCTATACGCGCTATTGAACGTGACATTAGCAGTCCTTCCGTATGCGGAACATTTTCCGCTTTTTACTCTTATTGTAATACCAAATCTTTTGACCTTTGCGGCAAGCCTTAATCTTTTTCACCTTGGGTTCCGTCTTGGCGCGGGTAGTAACCCGCTGATCAATTTCGGACACTTGCGGCAAAGGCTTTGCACGCGGAATGACTTTCCAAACTGGAACGCCGACATAACGCACATTCTCCGATTGAATAACCTCCGTACACTTATAGCCAATGCTGTATGATCTAGGTTCTATCGGTTCCAGCTTTGTAGGAATACCAAACGTCCATGCGCCGCCTAATACGCCAATTACAACTAATGTAATCCATGGAAAAGGGTTCATGGCTTCACCTGTGATTTGTGAATTAAATAATCAAATTCACAAATCCTTTCCACACATTTCTTGAATGATAGGCCATGTTCATGGAAAAATTTTACTACCGTATCATAATGCAGCTTAGATTTTTCCGGCAACTCAACAAAGCCTTTCCGTTTCAAAATTGCACCAACCGCCAAATAATAGCGAGAGGGCGAATTGTAGAAAAATGTTTTCTGATAAAGGTTCATGGCTTCCCCCTAGTTATATGGTTTCGGATGATGGCTAACAGGCGCGGAACTAAACCAATTCCCACGATTGCCCTTGCGTTGTACTTTCTTTGAAACCTCCTTTTGAGATGCAGTGCGAAACGGTTTTCCATTCCACATATAAATCTTGGGTTCCCGCTTTCCTTCCGCAACCTCCCGCGTATATTGCGTCATGCAATTGTAAATTCGGATGGTTGATTTTTTCATTTCATTCCCCTACGTGCTTTGCTTATGTTGACCGGATTTTGAATATTCGTAAACGTCAAGGCTTTGATAAAACCTTAACGCCATTGCCGCAAGTTGGATTGCCTCTTTGCGAATTTCTCCCAACTCGTTCTTGTGGGGTTCATAAGTTTGCTGCACAACCGCCTTTGTTAGTTCCCCAAATTCTTCCCCGATAATTGCCAAGGCGTGTATAGGGTCATTCGGCCATGTAGGGAATTTTTCAGTTGCGCGAATAATCTCATCAATAATAGGATTGAGAGTGTACATTATAATGTCTCCTGAAAAAGTTGCCCGCGTCCACAATTGAACGCGGGCGATTTGCGTTACTTGGTTTTTGCGGGCTGCTTATCGCTCTTGTTTTCAATCGCAGGAACAGCAGGAGCCAGCCGCGCTTCAAGTTCCGCAAGCGGGTCTACAGGTTCTTCCGCTTTCGGGTCCATAATCGCTTCCAACTCCCATTCACGGCCCGCCGCATTCTTGGCGCGAACTGCCCAAACCTTATAGGCAAATTCTACCGCGTCCGAACCCTTCTTCAAAACCTCCCCGGTTTTCTTGTCAACCTCATCGCTTAACATCGCAATGATAGGCCGAATAAAACTGTCAGGCATGAAAAGAACGCCGGAACGGATAGGCTCATCCTTATCCACGGATGCTTTAAACATGCCGCCAAGCCCTTCAAAGACTTGTTCGCCTTCCGGGGATTTACGCTGTACAACGCCTGTAGCGCGTCCAACAAGCAAGCCCAACATTAACCGTGTTTCCGTTTCAGGCAACGCAAGCAAACGCGCTGGGCGGAAATTGGTTAGCGTGATCTTGCTCTTTAATGTTTGATTTTTAGCCATAGTCTTTAGTCTCCTGTTTATCCCTGCGCGATTGCAGGAATTAGTGTCGGCAAAATATTAAGCGCGTCTTTTGCGCGGTCAATCTCCTGCTGATTTGGTTTGTAATTCCAAGTTTTGAAGCAATCCTTTATTTGAATTGGCTGCAACGTCTTAGAATAACAATCGAAATTCAAACTCTGCGTGTCATGGTTTTTTCCTTATCCATTCCGCCAATAATGCGCCGACTACCAGCCCCACAATTGCGCCACGGCAAAACGTGGGAAAATACTGATACAGTTCCGCAATCAAGGGAGCCATGATTAACCCCCGCTCAATAACAGAACAAAAATTATAACCGCTATCACTAGCCCAGACAATCCGAAAGCCCAATAAATAAAACCGAGCAGGAGCAAATACCAGATCATAGCATGACCTTGCCGGGAGCCTTCAAACCCGCATCTGTTGAATAGCGCTCTACCCCATCCTTATCCGTTACATCGCAATGCTGATTTGTTTCGCTTATCCAGTTTTCCGCTTGGCGAACCGCTTCATACAATCTTGCATGTTTAACGCCCGTGCTTGGCGGAATTTTCAGCTTGCGCGTCTTTACTAAATATGGGCCATAGCCCAAATCATCAATCATGTTGCAAGCATTTTCTGTTACGTAATGTGGCGCGTTGTAAACCTTGCGCGATATGCTCCCGGCTTTGAACAAATCATCCTGTATCATTGTAAACCGTCCATAAATAACTTGGCGTTTTCCATTTCATCTAACGCTTGCTTACATGCCAATGTAGGAACCAACACACAATGCAAGCCCGCGCCATCTGCCATTGCAAAAAGCTTGCTGCGTTCTATCAATCCAGCGCCAAATAAAATTCGTGCATGTTTCCTGTCAATCTTTGCAGGACGCGGAAACTTGCCCGCGATTTTTTCCGTGAGCGTATTGAATACGCCTTCCGGTAAGGCGGCAATCTTTGCGGCGGTGTCCATTAGCGTATATCTCCCAAAAATTTAAATTCGGCATTCCAAAGCGGCGTTGCAACCGCTAAATCATTTTCATCGCGCCACGTACCATAGTTTGGATTGAAATAAGCAACCTGATATTTAAAGTTATGGCGTATAATATACCACGCAAACGGCAAAAGAAAACTATTATCTTTCCAATGCAGTTTTTGATTATCGCGTAGCATTGTATTATCTCCCTGAAACCGTGCGGAACTCGGTGTACGCGCCGTTAATGAATTTCTCTTTCCCGTTTTCATCATACCATTTACCGTCTTTTTCTAACCGCGCAACCTGATAAATAAAATTGCCTTTCTTATCGGACTTTCCTACACGTTGCCGCAAAAGAAACCAGCGGTTTTCAAAGGCGTTTGTTATTGGATACCAGACGAGCGGCATCATACACCTACAAGCAATAGAATAAGTGCTGGCATCCAAGATATAAGGAAAGCTAATGCAAGATATTTGATCATGCGAGGTTCCCTTTCCACAGATTGAACCGCCGACAATAGACCGAACCACCAGGGATTGTCAACCGAAAACTGACCGAACCAAACCCGCCGTTCACAAATTTCATTTTCCAAAATTTATTTTCCGAATTTGCGTGAAACATTTCCCGTCATACACTCTAC